CTTACCATATTATCCCAACCTTCATTTTCGTCATCTGTACCAACATCGCCAGTAATTTTAAAACTTTGGTTTGCTCCGAGATAAATGTGATCAACATTAGTTCTACTTACAATTTTTAGGATATCTTCAACGGGCTGTATTCCTACAACAAATAATGTTTCCTTATCATAAGCAGGAGTTTTTTCAATTTCTCTGCCAGTGAAAAATATTACATCATCTTTTTTTCCGTTATTATAATCTCTATCCATTTTTAATTTTATCCTTAATAGCTAGTTTTTGTTTTTTTAAGTTAATTAAATGTTGCTTGGTGCCCCAGCTACGATCACCATTTCTTTCTACTTCAACTTCTTCCACCTTATTGTGTAGATAATTGTGTAAGTTCAAAAGTTTTTTACTTTTTTTACTTGCTCTACCTGTTCCCATATTATACCTCCTCAAATAGGTTGCCAAATTGTGTTGAAGCATTTACTGTTTTCTTTCCAACTGCTCCTCTAGTACCAATAATGGATATCCAGAATCTATTGAATTCTTCAATTACTGCTTCTGCTTCATCTCTGTTAGACGTTGCGAATATTGCTTCAACAACATCTCTAAATAAAACCCTGTCAAATGATTCATCAATAAGCATCGCCGGAGTGATGCCGTTGTCGTATTGTCTGTTTGCTTCTTGTACCGCATTTATGTGACTCCATACATTATGACCCATCTGTATAGCATAAGAAAAACTATCCCAACTGGTCTTACCTTCCTTACCAATTTTATTTAGATCCCCCGGAGCATATATACAAACATCTTTTACTTTCAACTCTTTTGTCAAAGGACTGTTAGTAAAGTTTTTAAATATGCCATCTGCTAACACAGCATCACGAAACAGTCTAGTGTCAGAAGCATATTTTTTATCATCTATACTAGGCACCATTCTGTATACCCACTTGGTTCTATCCTGTGTTTCAGTTTGTATGTAAATTTGTCCATTAGCAGTAGCAAGGAACGGAGAAGCACAATCAAATGTAATTGTAAAATTTTCATTGTGATATTTGCGAACTGCTCTTTGGATGTCTGTTAGTAATGTTGCCCATTCTAATTTACTTGTTCCTAGGAAGTGCATGAAGTCGTGTTTGCCTTTTTCAAGCAATCCATCAAAACGTAAAGCAATTAATCTTTTAAGCACCAAGTGAACATCACACATGTTTTGTCCACCCATTGACCAACCATTAAAGTGATCTGTATATTTTTTAGGATCACTGTAGTCTTTCATTTGCTGATACCAATCTTCAGCGTCAGCATGATTTTCACCTTGTAATACGTTTAAGAATTTACAATTACCATTACGATTTTTCATAAAGTAATCATTGTTTATTCTTGTAGCATTTACCGCTTCTTGATATGTTGTAATTCCAGTTGCCTTTTGTCCTGCTTCTGATCTTGATACCCAAGCAGGAATATCAAGTATCATACCGTAGTCCATGTATGCGTCCATCCAAGCAAGAACTTGTTCACGTTTCTTTTGTGCTTTAGGACAGTTAGGATCTTTCCAGTCGCCTTCCCATACACCCTTACCAATCTGAAATCCACCAGAGTCACCTAACAACCAACTGTTGTTGCGATCTCTGTTACGTACCATATCCTCTTTGGGAGAGTCTTTATTAACATCAAGTTCGGCATGTCCTGCGGAATACAAAGTCCAATGATAGTTAAACAATCCTTGTTTTTTGTTCAACCAGTTTATGCTTTCCATACCATTAGCATAAGGAATACGGTTGTTATCTACATATTCCTCAAAACGTTGCTTTCCTACAAAAGTAGCATAAAATCCACTGAGTGCTGGAAGAAATACTGCGTAGTCTTTTTGTTCTTTTGTAAGATCAGTATTCATTATTACTTGCTCTGTGCTGGCATGATGTAATTGTATTTTGCCAATCCACTATCAACTGTAATCTGCATGGCACCTTGATCACTTAAACTCATTGTAGCTTCGCCATCTAAGTTAAGAACAGCTTGTACCTGTGCCACAGGATATGCCCAAGCATGTTTAAGTTCTCCTTCAACACCGCTTTGGAAAACAAATTTACCTGCGTGTGTATTTGCGTCACCAAAGTAAAATACCAAGTCGCCGCTTTCAGATTTTACTGTAAACACAGTTTCTTCTGCGTGTGCCGCACTTTGTAGTTTCATTCTTGTGATACTTGCCAAACTTGGAGTAAAGGAAATATCCCAGTTAGCACCTTTAAACTTAACACTTTTAAGTTTTTCATTAATGATTTCTGACACCATAAATCTAAAGTCATTCTGAAAGTCCCCAGCTTCATTTTCAAAATGAATACCGGTTGGAACTTTTACACCATTTCTTTCTGCTTCAGTAATAGTAAGTTTACTATTTTTTTGATACTCTGGATTTTTTAAGTGTAAAGCTAGTTTATCCATATTTGGCATTCCAAATACATTTGCTCCAAATTCTCCAACCTTATCTTTTGTTGTGGCTGTTAGAATAACACTTCTATCTTCTGCCATTGATTCGATCGTTGTACTAGAATCGTCACCGGTTACCTTAACTAAGTTTAAGAAACCAAGTGCGTGTGTTTTTGCTACAACGTCTTGTAAAATATCTTTCATATTGCTTCTCCTGTGTTTTGTATTATACGATATTTTGTTGATAAAGTCAACAACTTTTTACTCTATTTCGGAGATCACTGCTTGAAAAACGGTGCTCTCTTTTGTTAAAAAATAGTTCAATTCCCCGCTTGGCACAAATTGCTCTACCAGTGAACTTACCATTTTTATATTCTTCGCCCAGTATTCTCACGTCAATATGAAGCATGTTTAGAATATCTTCTAAATCACTTTCTGTTTGATATGGAATGATTTCATCAACGTACCTAACGGCATTAAGTTGTGTATGTCTTTCTACTATTGTTTGTACGGGCGAATTTTTTTCTGGACGATCAAGACCTGGATCAATTTGTAGGCCACAAATTAGGTAATCACATTGTTCTTTCGCATCTCTTAGCATCTGTATGTGACCTGCGTGAAGTAAATCAAAAGTTGAACATGTGAAGCCTATTCTCATTTTTTTATGCCTTTATCTTTAAGAAACTGTTCTACTGTATGTTTTGGTACAAAGCCTAAGTCTCTAATTGTTTTTGTATTTGCCTGTGTAATTACTCTTTCACCAACAGTATTTATTTTTACTGGTAAGTCAGGTCTAATATCTTGGATACTGACAGCATGTCCTGTACCAACATCAAATGATCCTGTTACTTTACTATCTGCTATAATTTCTATAGCATCCATCAAATCCTCAATGTGTATGAAATCTCTTTTATGATGTGTTACATATTCTAGTTTGTTATTAAGTAATTTATCAAAGAACATATTTGCTCTAGGTGTAGGTCCATATACTGTATGAAATCTCATAAAACAAACATTTTTATGAGGAATATATTCTATTACGTTTTTACTTGCCGCATAAGGGTTTAAATGTGGTTCGTACTGAGAACTAGATCCTGCTACAAGTATTCTAGCATTAGGATAATGATTTAAAATCCTTTTGGTTCCTTCTACATTATTGTTCCAATATTTTTGTGGGTCAGCTAAACTTTCTCTTACACCACCTATACCTGCTAAATGTATAACCATCTCTACTACCTTAGGGTGCGGTAATTCGCAAGTAAGTATATCATCTCCGCTTCTAATATCTAATCCAAGCAAGTCATGTTTGGATGATAATCTATTCCATAGGTTTCCGCCTATAAATCCTTCATGCCCTGTCATTAAAATGTTCATGTGTTTTTCCTTATATTTTTATTGCTATCGACAGCAGTTTGTAATGTAGGTAATTTAGTGTCAAGAACATTTGCTGAATAAAGTAATGCTTCTGTATCTTTAGGAAAACATGCTCCACCAAATCCTCTATCGCCATCTGGACCAGGTATTAACATATGACTATGTGTAATTCTTTCGTCCATACCTACTAATGCTTTAACTTGATTATAATCAATGTCTGCTGATTCACACAAATCATAAACTTCATTAAAGAAAGCAACCTTGGTTGCTAAAAAACTATTTCTTAAATATTTTGTTAATATCAATTCCTCAACAGTTGCGTAAATGGGTTCGAATCCTTTACATAATATAAAAACATCATTCCAAAATTCAACATTACCTCCACCGAACAACATTTTATTTTGTCTCTTGAAATCTTCATTGGCATTTGCCGCAGTCAAAAATTCTGGACTAAATGTTATTTCCTTTTGTTGCGGTTCAATGTCTTTACGCCATCCTTCTAAACTTATTGTACTTTTAATTAAAATTGGTTTATCGTTTGGACATGCTTTGACAACTTTTTCTACAATGGTCATATCACAAGCACCAGACAATGTTGTAGGTGTAGGTACACAAATAATATATCCATCAGAATCATTTAAAATAACATTATCATTATATTTAGGATCAATTATTTTTACCTCGTAATGATCCTTCAATACTTCATGGACGGCTTGACCGACAAATCCATATCCTATTAAACTTAGTTTCACTTTGTCTCCTTGTTCAAGTCAGCAAAATCTGCTTCTAAATTCACTGTTGTAGCACTTATAAGTCTTGCCATTCCCTGAATATCTGCTACAAGATACTCACATTTGGTTTTATCATATGTGCCTGAAGTTTTGTATCTTTCACGATGTAGTTCCAATGCCCGGTTTTGTAGCACTGCTATTTTTGAATATAGTTCCTCAACTGTTTTCATATCCATTAATCCCCAAAATCAAATAGTGTGTTGAATGTGTTGTTTTGTTTTGTGTCTTCCAAAGGATAGTTCAACACACCAATAAGGTTATCTAGCTTGTTATCAATAATAGTTGATTCCATAGCATCACCATCGAATGGAAGTTCTTTGAACCACTCTGGCAAACGTAGTTGATCTGTTGGATAAGCAACACTAGTGTACCCAAGTGGATTTTGTTTTAGTTTACAAACAATAACCTTCATACCGTCTACAATTTCCTGCGAGTATTTGTCACCATTCATACGTTTTAATGTATTCCAGTTTATACTTGCTCTAACATGTCCTGGCATGTTGGCTTTGCCTTGTTTTTGTTCTAATCTTTGATAGTGTCCGATCTTATTAGCACGTTTCGGAGATCCTTTTTCATGTCCCGGGCGTTCTTTAAAATCTCTTCTAAATTCTGTTATTCTTTCTATAACTTCTTTTTGTGGTTTATCTGTCAAAACCATTAGCAACAGTTCACTTAAGAACTCTTGCATGAACACTGGAGTATCAGATCTACGTAAGTCTAAGCCCATTGCTTTTACTTTGCCTGGTTTTCCATCTACATCACTTCTAAAGCCTTCCAAATCATATACCAGTGCCGCATATCTTTTCTTTGTAATATACAAACCACTTTCAGCAACAATTTCTCTACCTGCCGCGATAACATCTGCTCTGCTTTTAGGACAATGAAAAGCATTAGCCATAAATTTTTCAAATGTACTGTTTGCCGCTTCAGCAACTTGATCATAGAGTGTAATAACATTTTCTTTTGACCAAGGAATCTTGCCAGCATCAATGTCATTCCGAAGGATCGGAAAAGCACTAAAGTACACAGAGTCAGTATCACCATAAATCACAGCATCACCTACATGATCATATGTGCCTGTGATAACCTTGTTTACTTCTGCTGACATGTGTTTAACAATAGTTCTGCCGGATAGTGTAGTAGATTGTCCAATACGTTTATCAAAGAATCTACAACCTGGATTAAGAATAGCACCATACAAACTATTTAGGTTAATCTTCTTAACCAACTGACGTTTATCCCAATATTCTATTTCTATCTTGTTATTTGCGTCTTTTGCTTTTTTAAGTTGCCCTTGTAGTTCTTTTCTTTCTTGATACCAACGTTTAAGAAGTCCTGGAATAACACCTTCATGTTCAGTTGTAAAGATTGTACCGTTAGAAGAAAGCATCCATGGCTTGTTGCTATCAAAAATTATCTTGTATATTTCAGCACCACTAAGGACATCTTCTGTTCCATTTTCCCAGTCAACTGTAATAGCAATATCACGTTTTTCTTCCATTACTGCTTCATATTCGAGTGTGCCAAACTTACCTTCCCAAGCACCAGCAAAAGATTTTTTCTGTAAATTCATTGCTTCGTTGAGATATTCTTCTGTAAGTGTTGGACGTAACTGTCCAATAATAGTTGCTGGATCCATGTTAAGAGCTCTAATGACAGATGGATACAGTGAATTCAAATCCATAGATCCTATCCATTTATGAAGACCTTTTTTAGGAAAGGCTACATAAGCACCAGCCGCCGTACTTGCTTCTGGATCTCGTTTTGGTCTATTAGGAACTCGCATACCACGTCGATGTGCTTCATTAACAATCGCTTGTTCTGTAACAGCGACAGCACCCATAGTGGTCTGTAGCAAAACAGTATTTGCGTGTGCTAGTTCGTTACTTAGGTCAATGAATCTTAGTTTTTTGTCCAGCTTGTCCAGTAGTGCAACGTCTTGCCGGTTGTATTCAATGAATGTTCGGAAGTCATTGTTATAAAGTTGATCGAGCGTACCTTCGTACACAGTTTTCTTTTCGCCAACTTCAAGTTCACCAATGGCATCAAGCCTGTAAGTATGTCTTTCTTCATATGTGTATTTACGATAAAGTTCTAAACTATCTAAATGTACTCTGCCTACTAGGTCATAGGTCTCAGCTGATTTACCATACTTTTCATATTCACGTTTTTTAGGAAGTTGTTTCCACAAACAAAAACGCCTAGTATCATCTTTGCTTAGTACTCTACTAACTCTATTTACCGTATAAGGGATATCATATCCTTCACTATTCCAACCTGTAAGTATGTCACTATCCTGTATCAAATCCAAGAATGCTTGTAGCATATCACCTTCGTTTTCATACAGTATTACATCTTGACCCCATTCCTTACATTCTTCCTTAGCTTGTTCCATTGTCAAAGTTTTTGGAGGAAGAGCAAGTGTAATAAGAGCATCCATCCATTGTAAATGGACAGTAATAGCAGTAATTGGCATGAACGGATCGCTTGGATCAGCAAACCCACGTTCTGGATCAAAGTCTGTTTCAATATCAAAAAATGCTACATTTAGCTTTGGAGCATCTTGATTGAGATAATTGTCGCTCAAGCATTGGAATATAGGATTGATGTCACTTTCAAATAGTTTGCGTTTGTTGTTGATAGCAAGTTCTTTTCTAAAATCCTTTGTGCTTTTGCTTACAATTCTTGTAATAGGATCTCCATAGATACTTTTATGTTTGCCTCTTGGATCATCATAATAAAAAGTATACTTTACAGGATATTCTGTGTAATGTCTTTTACCTTCGTTTCGTTCAACGACTCTAATTATATCAGCATCTCTGTCAAAATAGGCGTCTACGTAACTCATTAATTTTCTACTCCAAAGGTTATATCATTAATATTACCTGCTATTATATATCTGGTATCCATAGCCGGCTTCACTAAATGATGGATAAAGGACGGAAACATAACAATCATCTTATTATGTACTGCCAAATGTTGTTCGCTTTTATTCATAATGTCATCACCTACTTGTTCTCTTTGTACAAATGTCAAAGGAGCCGGATCTTTTTCTACATCAAGATAGTACACCCAACTGTACCTTGCGAGTGTTCCGTGATCATGTTGTTGTGTTACTTGTCCGGGAAGAGATTCTTGAAACCAAATGTTAGCATCTATAACAAGTTGACTTGTGTCTGTAAAGTGTGCTATGTCTTGGGCAATAAATTCAGGACCTCTTGGTCTACAAATGTTATTACAATACCAAAGATGTATCTGGTCTAAAAGCTCTTGTAAAATATCTGCGTGATCCATGTGTATAAACGAATCTGTTCTCCACCCATGTACCGCAACATCATTGGTTGGTTGTGTTTCTTTGAGTTTCAAGAAATAATCAACTATTTCTTTATCTTTAAATTGTTCTCTTGGAAGTGTGCCGTGCTTAATAGGGCAGGGGTGCGAAAAATAGAATGTACTTGTGTTAAACTTCATTTTTTATCTCCACGTTGCTTATGGCCAACAAACCTTACTACATGCCCACCAATTGGTATAGGGCGATTGTTCTGTCTACAAGTTACTTATCTTTACCCACTGTTGTCACTAGTGTTTCTAGGTCCTCGAATTCATCTGCTACTTTGTGCCAGTCACCCTTATGGGCTACTTTAATAGCTTTATTAATCAAAGCAGTTTTTACATTAAGTTCTTCCGCTACTGCTTTGACAGTTTCCTTCAGACCTTCTTGAAGATCATTTACTTCTTGTAGTACTTGTGCGCCTTCGTTCACTAATCTTTCTAATTTTGCCTTTTCATCTTGGCCGTAAACTCTGTCACTCATAATATTCTCCTTGTATATTCTATAGTATATACGAAATACATAAAATTGTCAAGTATTATTTTGCCAATCTGTTTGCGTATGCTTCTTCAAAACCGTCCAAAGTTCCATTAAATTCTACACTTTCACCTTGTAAGTTACACCACATACGTTTAAAATAAGAATCATAACAACTGTAAATGGTTTCGTCGGAGGTGTTCAGATGCCCTTTTACTATCCAAAACATTCTACAAGCCTCCTTGTGGGATGGCTCGCTCATTTTTTAAATGACCCATCCAAATGTTTACTAATATGTTCCAATACTTCATATCCTTTAATTTTTGATTTGTACTCATGATGGTCGCCTAAGTACAAATACTTATACCCTTTAGACTTTAGCCAGGCTGGAACGTGGTAGCTAAAACGCCAACCAATTCTTTTCCACGGTTCCTTATAATCCCAAGCAAATTGTTGGCTAAATGCTACTTTATCGTTAGGATATAACATTGTTTGTTCCCATGCCACAAGTTTGTCTTCTTCATAAAGACAATTCCACGCATATAAATCTATATCATCTTGATATAACGGATGAACGCTGTTGAAGTCCTTGTACAGACAGTAATTTATAAAAACTTCATTTGCTTCTTTTAAATTAGGCTTAGTTGTTTTTATATCTTTATCCAAGTCGTAGTCTATTTCTGCTAAATTTATTCTACCGTACATAATAGCCTAATCTCCTTTCTTTGAAATAAGGTTTTATATCCTCATACCAGTCTTCAAAAGGATTATCTATCCATGTATAACCTTGTTCAACTAAACTGTTCTTATATTCAGTTGTTGTATCATGCCATATAGGAATGTATTCGCTCCACTTATCATGTGAAGTGCCGTCTGGATTTCCACTAGGCCTAAAATGTATTTCGATAGGATTATTTTCTTTGTATTCTACGTTGATAATTGGTACATCTATTTCTGCTATAGGTTCAGGAAGTATCGGAATGTCATTGCTTTTTTTCCATTTCGTAAATTTAACTACATTTGATTTATCGTTCCATCCTTGCCAGTTATGTAAGCAATGCCATTTGTTTCCTTCTTTATAATATGTGGTAGAAAAATGCCTCCCGTCAAAGTATTCACACCAAAAGTATCCTGGAGGTACACTTGAGATATCACCTTTTTGTAAAGTTTTTACTGTGGTACATATACCCATACCACCTAAATTATAAATCGGTCTAATTACGTATTCTTTAGTCTCGGGAATTTCGGTGGCACCGGGTCCACAACTGTATCCCATGATTTCAGAAAGATATAACTTATTCCACCATTTGTGTAAATGGGGCAGTTTCCTGTAAAGTTCTCTCTCCTCAAGATCATAATCGTCAAGATCTTTTAAGTATCTTCTTCCTCTTTCGTCTTGTATTGCCATTCGTCCGTATGTCCTACTGACCACTTTGGTGTATTTTCGACTGTATAATTTTGTGTACAAACTTTAAAGTCTGGCATTTTCCTATCTGGATGTACTAGACTTTGATCTGTAAAAATAATTCTATTATTAGGTTGGGCCGCAAACTGTCCGTTATCTAATTTAATTATGTTAAAGGATTTGTGTTCAGGATCATGCTCAGAAAAATTTGTATCAATAATACTTCTATCTCTATGAGCATTATCTATTGTAAAAATATATTCACCTTTATGCATTTTCTTATCTTTGCCAAAGAATTGACAATCTGCTAACATAGATTTTTTTAATACTGTAATATCATAATCAAAACAATCCCATATTTGTAAAACGTCTAAAGGAAGTTGATTATCTTTATCGTAATCTTCCTTCCAAACAAATGCTGAGATAGGAAGTTTATCAAACAAAGCACCATAATCAGTAAGTAAAGTTTCAAAATACAGAGCTTTGCCCATAATGCTTTTAACACTTATCCAGACACCTGGAGTAAGTTCACCATGACCCTTTTCAAGATCATATAGATATTCTTTTTTTACGTATACGGGGATTACTGGTGTGTTATGTACTAAAAAAGCCATTATAAACTATTTAGCTTTCTTTTTTCTACCGGCGCAATGTGCTTTTTGAGAGAAGCCTTTAGGATTAGAACAATTAATGCTCTTTTTGTACTTCCTACTCCACTTCTCTCTAATGGGTATGTTGATTATTTGCAGTGTACGCATTGACAACCTGTACAAACATCATTAACACATTCAGGACACTCTTTGCCACAATGACAGTTATGTCCACATTTTTCACATTTACAATCCATGATCATCTCCAACTACAGTATTTATTTCCTCTGCTATAAGTTTTGCCATATAAGCATGACAATGTTCATCAGGATGTAAACCATCTTCTGCTTTTGCGAATTCATGTCTAAATTGATCAAATTCTGTATCCAACATCTTTACTTCGTTCCAAGGTTCTGCCGTATAAGCTCCTTTTTGATCACTTATTCTGTGTCCATGAATATTAGCATCTCTTCTACATATAAGCTGAAATGCTGTCAAACCTTTTTCTTTAAAAATTAGATCTAAATGGCTTTGCCTTAGATTTAAATCCATGTTAACTTCATAATCACTATGCAAATGTTTGTAATAATATCTTGATCTTTTATCAGTTTGCCATGGCCCTATGTGTGTGTACATTCTGTCTCTATTTGTAGTATTGTTAATTACACAATGTCTGTCTTTGTAACTCCACAATACAAAAATCTTATCATCTTTTTCGAAGTCACATAAATGTCTTAGCACTTCATGCCAAATTGCCTTATTACTTGATCCTGGTATTCCTTTATTAATACAAGTAAGATCTAATATTTTAGATAGAACAGAAGGCCATGCTAATTTACTAGGATAATGTCCATGAGTAATATGTCCTGTTATTGGATGTATTTTTACACAGTCAGAAAGTGCTGTTCCGTATGTCATACTGCAACCAAAGGCCCATAACTTTGCCACTTCTGGTCTCCTATGTCTTTACGTTTTTTGCTTTTCCACGTCTATCAGCATTAGGATCTTTTCTTCGCTTACGAGACGCAGAAGTTTTTCTTTTCTTTTTGCCCATAGCATAAGCCTTAGAAGCAGGTAAGCACTTAGGTTTTCCTTCACCTTCACTTTTACCTCCGCACGATCCTCTAACCTTGCCATCTGGTCCAAAACGTACCCATTTTTGTTTAAACCATTTTTTTAGATCTTCGTGTAAATTCATTTCTTCAGAAAAAACTAAGTCTCCGCAATTAACACAATAATCAACATGTTCACGTTTTACACAATTAGGTACACGTTTTCCGAACATGGTTTTCATGCCCTTCTTTTCGTAACCCTTCCAACAACGTGTTCCTTCTGCTGTAATGTAACTTTCAGTGTAATATGGATTTTTCGGATCGGCATCACCTGCCTCATCAGGCCACCAATCTAATTCATATTTTTCACCGTCAGCAAACATTTTTTTCATAGAAATAATACGGCTTTCGTATTCTTCTTTAACAGGTTGTGTTCTTCCTGATGTAACATCTAAACAAAAATTCAAAGTTACAGCATTGGCAGTTAGACTTCCACATCTAGCACCAACTTCGTTCTTTAAATGATCGATCAAAATACTGCCAGAACATTTAGCAAGTTCGTCTGACATATCCTCATCTACTTCTAGATCTATGTAACTGTAAACGAAATCATAGTGCGGTGCTGGTGAACCATGTAATATGTATTCATCTCTACATACTACTCTTTTGAATCCATCTATACCATGCCAAACGGCTTGTTCATTAGTAAATTCATCAGGCGCACCAAAATGTTTTTCTAAATATTGTGAATAGGATACAGCTTCTTCGTGATCCCAGTTATCATAACTTGGAGCTTCAGCGTTTTCAATAATGTTTATTAGCTGTCTTAGTTTCAATTCTTACTGTTTCCCCAGTTCTTAGCACCTTTTTTACGGCACTGAACTAGAGCACCAGAGGCATAGGCGCTAGGCCAAACTTTGTATCTGGACTTGACCTTGTGGTAACAAGCGTCTTGTTTTTCAGCAAGAATATCAAATTCCTCTTCTGTAATAGGTTTTCCCACAGATTCTTCTAGGGTTTGATATTTTCTTGTATTGTGTAATTTGTCTTTTAAGTAATCTGTATAAGATTCATTTTTCTTAGCAATAGCTTTTTGTAAGCCTGCTGGTAATTTCTTTTGTTTTGCGGATAAGCCTTTTGAGTCATCTTTTTTATCATCGCTACCTTTTTCTTTCTTATCTTGTGCGGCTTTTTTCATTGACTCTTCTTCGTCACCGTCTCCGTCGATATCGGCAAAGTCTGGTTTAGCTTTTTTAGCTTCTGTCATTTCATCGAATTTCATTTCATAATCTAAGTGATGATATACACTACCCATGTAGTCTGCCGCTTTAGTAATTTTAGATTGGACCCAACCTTCTAACCCCTGTTCTTCAGTTACACCTTTCATCATTTCATGTAACTTGATTGAGTATTTCGCAATCTTGTAAAGATCTGCTCTTGCCATCTGTACTTCATGGTCTGCTTCAGCCTTGTAAGCCAGTGTAGCTAAATCTTCTTTAAGGTCTTTTTCTCTCATTGTTGTGTCCTTTTAAGTATTTATCTCTTAATGGTTTTGCCACCCATTAAATTGTTACTAATATCTAAAGCGTTTTTTGCTGTACCATCTGGATTTTTCTTTTGTGGAGCTTTAGGAATACCGTTTTTATCACGTTTCCTATGTCCATAAGCCATTTTAGGGTTGGCTACACTAGCAATATTACCTGCTTGTGTTGCTCCTGCTGTGGCATACTCTTTTATAAGTTCTCTTATTCTCATAGTAATATTTACCTTTTTTTGCTAGGTGACCTTGTTTTGAAATGGCGCACTTTTAGCCTTGTTTATGTTTAGATCCTTCTGCATCTTCTTTAATGTGTCCTTTGCGGCTGGTTTGTCGGCGGTACTTACCTTATATACCTTACCTCCTCCTGCATCGTATTTAATATTTTTATTTCCATCTGTATCTACACCTGCTGACATCCCTCCAGAGCTGATTCCTACACCACTTTTAAGTAGTTTACCAGACATGTCATATACACCTTTTTGATCAATACCTGCTCCGCCACCTTGTCCTTGAAAGTCGACTGTTACTGTCTTTTTAACAAAATCCTGTGTTTGTTGTAAGCCACCAACTTTAGGAGTTTCATATTTTAATAGTTTACCATCTGGTGAAAATGTATATGTACCTGCTCCACTTGATACAGTACGATTTCCATCTTTGGTTGTTTGTGTGCTTGTACCATTGTCTGCTGTGCCATCAGGTGTTTTAGAATTAGGCGCATCTGGTGGATTTGGCATTTTTAATATTTTTACTTTATCGGGTACTCCTGCTTTTAGCTTATTATCTGTATCTTTGTTTGGATCAGCATCCATTGTAGCACTCATTGTTGCCATGTTATTAAGTTTATCTAAAGGAGTATTTACTTTTTGCATATCTCCAGCCGCGACAGCATTAACCATAGTACCGAGTAATACGGCTGTTAAGGTCAAATTTTTAGCTGTCTTTGGAATTTTTTTAATTATAGGTGTTACTTTTGATAATAAATTTTTTGGAAGTTTTTGTAATGTATCTTTTATACCTTCTTCTAACTGTTGTGTAGTGCTTTCAACCAAAATCTTGAAAAACTCATCTTGTGTATATAATGATTCTGATTTCTTTTTCCCACCCTTCATGTTGGCACACCAGTGATACATCTTAGCACGTTCACCTGATGCCTTTTTTGCTTTTGCTCTTAAACTTGTTACTGAACCTTTACAACTTGCTCCTGAACGCTTAACGCGACCTGGTCTGCTTTTTCCTTTTTTCTTACCATCTGCGAAGTTTTCCAATATTTCTTCTAACGTAAAAGGTAGTCTTACTACACTTATTTGTTCCATTTGGAGTTTTTTAACAATGTCATATCTATGATGCCCGTTAATAATTTTGTAATCCCAATCAATAACTATAGGATTATACCTACCCTCTAGTATTTTCAGTAGTTGATCTGTATGGTTTTCTTTCAATCTTTCTTTTTGTACAGGAACAAGGTGTCTTGGATTAACATATTCGATTACATGCGGAAAGTTTTTAAGATGTTTAGCTTTGATTTGTGGTAATTCGTCTCTGGTATATGACTCTTTCCCTAATCCAGTGATTTTCTTACCTTCTTTTCTTTTTCTCATATTTGTAGCTATTGCGTAAACAGCACTATCAGGATCCATACCTCTTTCTTTTGCCCAATTTCCTATAGATTTTTTAGCTTTAGGTTTGTCTTTAATTTTATCTGCTGTTTTATGTATTTTCTTTATAGAGCTTTTGGCCATTTTGGCTTCTTTCATCTTAACGGCATTTCCTGCGGCCAACCATTTTTCAACTTCTTCAGGATCTACACCATGCCTTTCAGCCG